GCAAGGGGCGCAAAATCATTATCAGAACTTTGCTCGTTGTAGAGTTGTTCATCGGTCGGGGGGCTGTCCCCGCCGTACAAGTTATCGAGCTCATCGGGCCCTGCGCCGGCGTTGTTCTCCAGACCCTCTAGGGGATCGGTCGGGGGGTCAACGGGGTCGTCACCGAAGAAGTTGGGCGCGTCGATCGTTGCAGCTTCACCGCCGGTTGCTGGATCGTCGGGGTCGCGGATGGAGCGGCCAGTTTCCATAACGCTGTCGATCTCTGCTTGAGCCCCAGCATTCGCCTGGGCGATCTCTTCGGGCGTTGCGGCCGCGGCTTCGGTGACCACCGGACTAAGGGCACCCTGAGGCGCCGAGGAGGGTACACGCATAGGATCGGGGTCGGGCCCGGGCCAAGGCTTAAGTAGGGGCAACAGCTTTCCTTTACGGTCGATGATGCCTGCAGTATCCGAATCTCCCATGATTTCGTTCACTTTTGCCATATAGGTGTTTCGCTTCGACTCCGCAATATTTTGGATATGCCGGTAAGTCTCCCGAGCAGTCTGCGATGCCAATTCAGGTTTCGTCTCTTTAGCAAATATCATAGGATGATTGCCATATGTTTCAACAATAGAATCAAGAATCCGATGAGCAGAATGATTGGGGTTGCCGTCTGGCATATAGGAGCTTCCTTGATCGACGTCGGTGGGGAAACGAGTGTCCAGGCCTCCCATCGGACTAGTTAAAACAGCATAGCGGTACTTCCCCGGGTTTGTGACCTTAATAGAAACGGTGGTCTGGAGTAACTCAGTCCCCCCGTAGCTGTATTCGGAAAACTGAATATTAGTTATAAGGGGATCTACGAACTCGTGAACACCCACGGGAAGTGCGGGATAGTCGCCGGGGTCGGCTACATTTTCTCCGGCCGTACGAAGAAGACCAGGATCGGAACGGGCGCCTAGATCCACAATGCTTAACACTCTGTTCGCGAGCAAGGGCCAAAGCCAAAAGGGATAGAGCTTCGTGGCAACACTAGATGCGCCGCGGTTCCCTACTTGAAAGGCCAAATTCATTGAAAAGTTTAGATCATCTGTTAGGGTACTCACAAAGGAGATTGTGGCCTCCTGTATCTTTGATGTCGCGCTGATGGGGCGCACATAATTAACTTTGCGGCCGGCCATGGGTTGTTCGGTCACGGTTGCGCCGAAAGAGGGCGGAGTAAAACTCGTAACGATATGTGGACTTACGCGTCTTTCGACGATCCTTAGGACACGTTTCTCCTGGGCCTGGGCGGTAATTCGCTGCGGCTGGGGAGCCCATGACCTGATGGCAGAGGTCTGTGATGGACTGTTGGGATTCCCGGTCTTCGCGAGATTCACTCGTTCGGTCGTGGTTAGACCGGCGGATTGTGCCCTTAGCTTGATTGCGGGCTTGAGTTGCTGTGCTATAGTGTGGGTGTCATATCGATGTCCAGATAACCCACTGCGCAAGTCATTGGGATTTATCTTGGGCATGTAAACGGGCCAGAAACACCAAAAACGATGCTGTTGTTTGGCCTCCAAAAAAGCATTATACCAGTTTTTATAGACCGCGTCCGACGAGGGGAGGGGGCCCCGAATAGTAGAAGCAATGGTGGCCGTCATCGTCGTTCTCCTTAAAAGACGGAGGAGTCGTTACCCCCGAAACTTATATTCAGCCCAGTCATACCGCATGCCGATATCGACGGTAAGAAGATCCTCACTAGCATAATCTAAATTGCCGTATGAGACAGAGGTAACAAACGGATTGTTGAGCTCGTGAGTGCCCAAGACAATCCCGTCTCCATTAAGTTCACTAACCTTAACCTTTGTGCCAATGGCTCGAACGGCGGCCGCCTTATTAACTGTTGCGGCGTTGGCTGGGACCACCGAAGAAGCAGTGGACACCTGATTGGGCATCTTAAATCCGGAAGCCAAAAGGACAGCCTGTAGTTCAGCGTCCATATCAGGGGAAGCAGAGTCTACAAATTGCATAGTAATTTCATTCCAAGTCACGCGACCGGGATAGTAAAATGTTTTGTCTAGAAACTGATGCTCGGTTACACCTACAGTATACGCAGGCTTAGTGAAGGTACGCGCAAAGATCTGCGTGCTCACGTTGCCTGGTAAGTCAAAGGTAACCAAAAAGCGATGTGCTCTTTTCGGTTCTGCTGCTGGATTGTCCCAAAATAATGCCATTTCTATATCCTCTTTAACATAATTAGTGAGAGGGAAGCAATTCCCCCTCAGCTAGATTAAAATTCTACCCCCGTACGTGTGATTACAAAGTCAAGTGCAATAAACTCAATTGCGCGAGTAGGCTTAAGAAGTATCTTGGCATACAAGATGTTTCTATCCACCAAATCAGGCGTTGTAGTAGATTCGTCAAGAATTACACGGTAATCCGATAATCCAAATCTATTCTTTACCGACGAGAGGAAAGGATCTACACGATTCGTAAAGCGATTCCAAGTAATCTGTATGTTGGGGTCGAACAAGATATTGTTCGCGATCAAGCGAATTTGCTTCTTCAAGTAAATCAGCAGTCGTCGTACGTTGATACGATCCAGTGCTGACGGTGTTGCTTGAAGGGTCTTCTGTCCGAACACCACAATTCCCTCTGCAGGGAAAGATGCGATTGGATTAATGTTAACTTCATAGAGATTGTCTCTCTGGTCAGCCGTAAGCTTTTCAGCCACGTTTACAACGTTCAGGCCTGCATTACCATTGTTAAGACCACCTCGATTGAAGCCGGCGGGAGCAAACCACAATTCCGAACGTGCGGCCGATGAGGCCAACACACCCATTGCAATAGTGGAGGGCGGTACCCAAAGACGTCGACCCGAAGCCGTATCGTTAACCTGTACCCAGGGATAGTACGCACAGCCATAACTACTGTTGAAGTTACGACCCTCAACGTTTGCAACCGTAGTGGCCGAGGTTCCCTTTCGACTTGCGAAAGAGTCGGTATTCTCAGTGGTGGGCACATATCCACCCGGAATGTCGATCACACCGAGCACATCCTTTCGCTCTTCGGCCATGGCCAAGAGATAGTCGGTACTCTGGGGATCTGTAACACCGGGAATGACCGCCATATTAATATCGATCTGATCGGGATCAGATACTGAATCAATAGCCTTAACTATAGTGTAGTACATCGGCGCCGTCTTAACGGTCTTGGAAGTGCCGGCGAGGGCGCGGGTGTTATTAAACGGATTACGCTCAAAAATATCCACACCGTCGGTTCCTCCATACATTGGAACAGTAAACCGATTGAAGCCCGCATTCAAAATCGATGCATATGACGAACTAACTGCAGTCATCGAAGTGCCGGCGCGGCGTCCACCTTGCGGGGTGCCGCGATAAGGACTTGCGCCCCCAACATCACTAGAATTACCAAGAATAGTATTGAAATAAGTACCAAGCTCGGATCCGCTGTGAGTTGCTACTCCCGTAGTAACAGTAAGGTCATCCAAAGAAAATCCAGGTGACAGAATAACCGTTTCAGAAGAGAGTGACTCTGGCTTTCTGCGAATGATATCGCGCGTAGTGCCATCAAAAATAAGAGTACTAGGTGCCTGATTGGTTGATAGGCCGAAGAAAGCATTAGTTTCCTTCGCAAGATTACCGTCTGAGGAGGCAATACGCTGAGCGAGCACCGGCATCAGAAGACTGGCGGTACGAATCAGGTTGCCGCGGCCCCAGTAGACAGCATCATTTACGGTTGCTGCGCCGTCGCCGGCTAGGAAGCCGATTCCTGTGCCCGTACCATAGCCGAAGAAGGAGCCGGTAAGGCCCCAGGCGGTACCATTTTGGCTAACGCCTAGTGTTCGAGCGTCGTCTAAAACACCACTCATAGTGATGCGTAGGTTGCCAGCAGTTCCCGCAGTACTTTGAGTTAACTGCAATACGCTGCGTAGGCCGGTCGAGACGACCTTCGACGTCAGACCAAGCTTACTGTATTCAGTATTGTTGAGAACGTCCCTTAAGCCAGTGGCGACTGTACCGTGAGTGGGAACAGATCCGGTATTATAGAATATAATGGTTCCAGTGCCAGGACCGATGTCCTCGCGGCCGTCTGAGCCGTTCTTGGTCGTCCATCGCAGGGAAGAACTGCCTGGAGCGAACATTTCCACGACTCCAGCAGAGTTGGTAAGCACCAAGCTTGCCTCCCTGACAGCGCCCAGACGAGCGGCTTCGCCACTTCCCCAGCGCGCGGTGCCGTCGTCGCGTTCGAAACTACCAGAGAAAATAACTGAACCAGTGGCTTTGACACCTAGGTAGCGGTTCATTGCCTTCGCGGGCAATGAGCCGGAGCCACCCTGATAGAAGATACTCTTCACTGCGCCGCCGGCGCCGACGCTAGACAACGCAAAGTTCGTCAGCGCTGAGGAGCCTGAGTACGCGTTAAGGCCTCGATATGTTGGAAGGCCGCGGAATCCGAATGGAAGCAGTGAGGCTTCCTGTGATCCGTTTTCAACGTCTTCGTCCATTTCGATGCGAATGTACTTGGACTGATTAGGATACTGACCTAGCTCTCTCCATTTACTATTCGTTGAATCGTATTCAAATGAGCGATCGCCAATACGCTTTCCAATATAGTTATTAGAAGCGGGGTTAAGATCCAAATTATTAAACTGTTCGTAAACAACAGGATTCTCATCCGTATCCTGCATATCACGAACAAGCAAAGTAAATGTACCATACTGTTCAAATTGCGGGTTAGGCGACGACTTGACATCAGAAATAGAAATCTTATAATTACGCTGAGAGTATTCGACTCCTTCGCGAGAGTGTACACGGAAAAGACGCGGCGTCGTAGAGTTAATGTCGAAATTTGCAAGATTAGTTCCAAGCTGTTGCGCGATAATCCAGGGAGTTTGCGGAATCGCATAGCCGCGCCTGAAGTTTCCACCGTACGCAGAGCCACTATTGAGAGCTAGAATAACCCCATACGTTGATGTAAAGTCACTCCGGGTGATATCGCCCGATCCGTCAAGCTTGTCAACGAAGTTTAAAATTGCCCTCTCGTATGTTTCGCCTAAGAAGTGATTCTTAAGGTTTGAGGTCTTCGTGATGGAATTATTAACTAATTGTGGGTTGGTATTGAATACATTGCGGATATAGCGCGATGATTTTGGATCAAAGTTAAAAGTCTTTTCAATAATTTCGTTAGCGCCAGAAATGCGTACCTTGTATTCTTTTTTACTCCCAACCACGACGGGCTCGATCAATGTGCCGGCCTGGGCGTCTGATGTGGCCGTGCCAGCGATATTGCCGCTCAGCTGGACTACGGTTGCGCCCGCTCCTGAGCCGGTAAGATAAAAAATAGCTGCCAACATTCCTTCGCCATGACCCGGAGTAACGGAGTCAGCGCCGAGGGAACCAGTGCCAATGATAAAGAGACCGTAAGCGCCGCCCAAACAAGTACTGCTTACTTGTGGGACCTCCCAGCCGGCTCTTCCGGCCGCGGGTGCAGCAGGATGTTGATCTCCTACTAGACGCACAAAAGTAAGAGGGGCGCGATTCGCTAGCCACGCTTGTGCAGCGTAGGCACCATAAGTTGGATTAGCGCGGTTTCCCGTGCGCCAAACATCTGCATTCCTACCCGTTCCGGGAAGGGGCTGTCCGAACATGTTAACAAAGTCAGCATAACTCGAAACGGTCACAGGCACCAGGGCCGGGCCTTTTTCAGATACTCCAAATATAACGGGACTGGATCCTAGCCTCGGTTGGCCTGGAACTTGTGATTGATCTACCTCATTAATAAAGACCCCGGGTGATACAAATCTAAATCTATCAACGGACATACGCCTTATCTCCTCTAGAACCTAATACCTTCAAGTATGTTCAAATATAAATAGTGAATAAAAGCGGCAAACTCCATTACTCTTTATAAAACCCAGAATTATCCAAAAAGTCCTGGATTTCACCCACAATCACCTTCTCACGGGGTATCTGAATGTCTACCGCGTTTTCTCTATAGACTAGATTGGGTTTGTTTGCATTATCGCCGTCCCCGATTAGGTACCCCAACACCTTCATATTAATTATA